AGAGCAGTATGAAGGAATGGGAACAGTCAATCAAGAAATACCAGACCCCTGGTGGGACTGATGGACTGGGAACTTGAGCAAGAGAACCTTAGACTTCAAGAAATGAACATTGTTTACCAAGAACACATCGACATCCTAGAGAATGAGTTACAGACGCTCAAGCAGGAGGTCTTGTTTCTCAAAACACAACTTGATTACAAGTCCTTAGGACGGCCACCACATAATGAAGAAGGAAATAGATTTCTTAGACCGTCTAGGGACTAAGAATATACCCCACGATACCAGAAATCTTTACGAACATTTGGTAGGGGTTTACGAACTATTAAAATCACACGGGAGACCTGAACACGAGCAACGTGCAGGTCTCTTTCACGCTATCTATGGGACTGAATTTTTTAACACAGGTCTCACTATTACCCGTGATATTGTAAAGAAAAATATAGGTGAAGAAGCTGAGGAAATAGCATATATCTTCTGTACTACCAAGGGAAGACCAGGTACAGGAGATAGAAGGATGCTCTTTATGGGAGGACTTGAGTGGGAAGAACCCTTAAGGACTTCATTAAGGTGGTTGGACTACCTTAATGCTATAGAACAACACGACGAAGAGTCTATGGATATGGTGTTTAAGAATACAATGCACCTCTACCGTACGATACTAAATATTGATAAGAGAATTTAAAATTATGAAATGGAATCAATTGGTGAAACAGATTATGAAAACCCCTGGACCTATAAAGGTTCAACTTTTACTTCTGACGACATTAACGGTGAGTTCGGTTTCGTCTACCGCATTACAAATCTTCAGAACGGTAGGCAGTACATCGGGAGGAAGTACTTTGTCCAGAAACGAAAGCCTAGAAGTGGAGGTAGACGGGTTACGTCTGAAAGTAACTGGAAAAAATACTACGGCAGTTGCCCAGAGCTTACAGAAGATGTTAGAGAATTTGGAAGGGAACATTTCTCTAGAGAGATCCTCTCCTTACATTCCACTGTTGGTAAGACCAACTTTGAAGAGACCAGACAACTGTTTGCCCACAATGTTCTCACAGAGTCCTTGACAGATGGGACTCCAGCATACTATAATAGCAATATTCTAGGCAGGTACTACCGTAAGGACTATTATGACAAGAATCAGACCCACTCTAACTCTGGATGAATCGCTAGAACAAATACATCAATGGGTTATATCCCGTTTAGACCATTTGTCTAAGTCAGGAGATTCTGAAGGATGTCTTGCTTTAATGGCAGAGTATGCTGAATGGATCGATGAAGAGGAGTGTGAAATTATGACTCTCTCTCACGATGCTGAATCTGGAGAATTACAAACCGAACTGTGGGAATGACCGTGAAAATTATTGCAGAGAAATGTGACAAGGCAGCAGGGGAAAATAAGAAACTCCCTTACACTGCTTATCTGGTTGAGTACAAACTAGAGGATAAGATCACATACGATATTGCTATCGCTGATAGCACAGTACATTTGTTCGACTATTACTACGACAAGTACAAGAAGGACTTTATTAAGTTCTCGCAAGCAGGAGGTCTAGCAAATCCAAAGCTTTGGAACAACAAGCAAGCACCTGTACCACAACCACCTAAGAAAGGCAAGAAGTGATTCCTGACATTGAAATTGTTGATGATTTTCTTGAGCCTAATTTACATCAGAAAGCATATAGTTATGCGATGAATAGGGGTCAGGCAAAGTGGGGTGAGTTTGATAACGATCCCACTAGACCCACTGGCCTTACTGTAAACTGTAAAGAAACTGAACCTATCTATAAGAAGTTTGATGAACAAGCTAGGTTAACTTTCCCAAAGATAAAAGATTTTGAACTCGTAAGGTTATACATCAATTGTTTTATGCCTTATGAGCAACCACTATTCCACGTGGATGCAGGAGATATAGATGGACTAGAAGCATATACTATGCTATACTATCCACATTTAGAATATGAGAGACAAGAGGGAGGTTGGACAGAATTTCTATTGGATAATGATTCTTACATTCACGGTAGTTTACCGTTGGCTAATAGAGCAATGTTATTTGATGGTAAACTCTGGCATAGAGCAACACCTTTTAGGAATCACGTTCGATTTACATTTGCCCTTAAGTACGAATTGATTACAGATCCTAACCTAGACTTGAGGATGTATGGATCTGCCAGAGTATAATGAAAGTTTATTATTCCCCTTGCTATCATCTACCAGTTGGTTTTGTAGAGAACTACTCTGAAGAGCAGGGTACAAAGCCAAAGAATATATGGGATCATCCTCTTCATATGGAGGGTATATGGATACCACCTCAACGTGTATTAGAATACGAGAAGGAACAGCACGAGGGTCATACCTATTGGGACTGTCCTGCTTGGAAGAGTTATTGGAACAACAGTTGGGTGGTATTCTCTCAGTTAGATTTAGAAGTAGAATGGAATAAAGAGACTGGACAAGTAACTAAGACATCATTCCCTGCACAGAACTTCAGAGATCACATCTTAATCAATGAAGGTAAACTCATAGGTAAGGGATACGGATGGGATTCTGCACGGATAGGGTGTCCTTATGAAGGTAACTTGGTATTTCAAATGCCACAACTATTGTTTATGTGGTTACCTAACAAGAATAGAAACGTCTGGTTAGAACTATCTGCATATCCAGCACTGTTCCACAAGACAGGACTTGAATTTATTAGTGTGGAGTATCCTTTTAGTAGATGGTATAAGGCAGCGAATCCTGCGTTCAAAGCACACGCAACTAAGTTTACTATTAAACGTGGTGACCCTTTATATGTTATGCGTTTCAAGGGTGCTAAGAATAATATGTACAACCTACAGAGATGGAACGAACCCGAACCACCTGAAGAAGTGAAGATAAGATCTAACCAACACGCTGCATTGAAGCAGTGGGTTAAGAAAGTATCTTGGAATCTTATTAGTAAAGATGAGTGTCCTTTTAAATGACTAAACTATTTTACCATCCTAGCTATCAGACTATCTCTGGCACTCACGGTGAGGATCAGACTGATTTAAATCATCCTCTGCATATACCTGAGTATTATATTAAACCTGTTTCATATATAGAGTATGCTAAGAAGGAGCATAAGGACCATAGCTATTGGAAGTGTCCTGCTTGGCAGCATTATTGGGGAAATACATATGTAGTCTTTAATCAACTTGATATCTCATTCAAGTGGCAGAAGAAAGATGGTCTCGTATACGATACATCCTTTGATAGGAACAAGCATCTAGACTTCATCCACATACAAGAAGGTACTATAGGGACATATGACTCTGGTGAATTCAACCAAGGTCGTAAGAAGTATCCTTATAAGGACTACCTTGTTATACAATGGGCACAAAGTATTATGGTGTGGCCACAGAAACAAAACAAGAATCTGTGGACAGAAATGGTACCATTTCCTGACTTACATCATAAAACTGGGTTGGAACTTATCACCGCAGAGTTCCCTTTAGGTAGATGGTATCGGTCAATTAATGGTGCTTACCGTTGTTGGTCTGAGAATGTTGATGTTCCACGTGGGACACCACTATACTGTTTACGTTTTCGTGGTGGTAAAGATAATCTGTACAAGATGGAGAGGTCACCAACCATTAAACCACCTGATGAGGTTAGGAGATTGTTTAAACTGAACCACGCTGTTAAGTCTTGGTTACCGTTTAAATCTTGGAGTATGATTAAGGACGATGTAGAAGAAAAGAAATGTCCATTTAATTTTTTATTCAAATGATTACAATTCGATGTAAAGTTTGCGAAAAAGAACTGACTAGCTATACAATAGAAACGAAGTGTTGTGGTTGTCCTAATATGACATCCATTACGGGTAATACTTTTACTGGTGAAGACCTTAACTTAGTTGAGGTAGTATCTCAAGATAGATACAGCTCCAGTGATAACGGTGTCCTCTCAGATGATGACAAACAGTTTCAGGAGACCCGTAGACAACGGAAGATTCGGAGAATTAACTTTGAAACTAAGTGACTACCATATAAAACAGTACCAGTGTCCTCCTAAGATTGCTGACAAACTACGTCAGGCATTGCTGGATTGTGAAGGAACTATCCTAGGATTAGGATCACCTACACACAATTATCCAGAGGATACTATTACTGGTAGAATGAATTTCTATAATCTCACTAGAGATGAGGAGGTCTGGAACAGGTCAGGGTTCCCATTTATACAGGAGATCGTAGGTGAGTATTTGTCTTTGAAACCTGATGAAGAGGTAGCAATGAAGTCTTGGGGAAACATCCTCAGAATGGACAGAAAGGTATACCCTCACAGGCATTTCGGGGTACCAGATGACTGGACTGAAAAGAAACAGTCAGTATGTGGTAACATATTTTTGGGTGCTGAGATACCTACTGCAACTACATATATTCTAGACGGTGAGAAGGTAGATATACCTAATGTCTATGGACAGTTCACTCTATTCCCCCCTAATATATCGCACGCTGTAAAGTCTTACAGAGGAGAGGGAGTACGTGTAAGTGCTGCCTTTGATTCTTTTGTAACGAGCAGAGACCCAGAAGGGAATGTAACAGGTAGGAATTGGATGACGTGGGTACACAGAGATCACAGTCAACAATATTTCGCAGTCCCTAGTAGGGATCTTTCCGATGACAACCTTAACAAAGTATAAGGATGAGATTATGTGGTGGATGAGTCGATTAACTATAATGATAGTATCTTTATTTCTATCATTTTCTTTAGCAGCCAAAGCATATGCTGCTGACATAACGATGGGTGCAGGAGGCAACTTAGTCTTTGAACCTAACGATATTACTATTAATGTGGGAGAAACAGTCACATTTACTAACGGAGATCTACCTCCACACAATATGATTGTAGACGGACACCCAGAATTATCACACGGTGATCTAGCATTCGCTGCTGGAGATACTTTCGATGTAACATTTGATGAAGCAGGAGATTACGCATTTCAATGTGATCCTCACGCTGGAGCAGGGATGAAAGGAGTTATTCACGTGCAATAGGGTTACAGACCCAAAGAAATGTGTTATAATTATACAGTACCAAGCACGTAGCAATGAAAATCTTTTTGGATACATCCTCGGTGGATGTGATTCGTGACCACCTTGATACAGGATTGATTGATGGTGTCACTACAAATCCTACCTTGATGCTCAAGGAAGGTAAAGATCCTTTGGATGTGATCAGACGTATATCTGATTTGTTTCCAGAGGATTCTTCTATCTCTGCTGAAGTTACAGCAGATACAGCAGAAGAAATGGTGGAACTTTCTAGACCATATACAAGTCTAGGTCGTAACGTTACTGTTAAAGTACCGTGTACCATAGAAGGTTTGAAAGCTTGTAAGTCTCTTACTGATGAGGACTTTCAGGTCAACGTAACCCTTATCTTCTCACAGTCTCAAGCAATTCTTGCTGCTAAAGCAGGTGCAACCTATGTGTCACCATTCGTAGGACGTGTGGATGACAATTCTTTTGGTGGGCTATGTCTTGTTAAGGACATTGCTAATGTATTTCAAAGACATCACGTAAGTACTGAGGTACTAGCAGCATCTCTCAGAGGTGTAAGGGATGTAGGTAGGGCGTTTGAATATGGTGCAGACATTGTAACGATGCCTCCAGCAGTATTCGACAAAATGTACAAGCACATCTTGACTGAAGCTGGGCTAGCACAGTTTGAAAAAGATTGGCAGAACCTAATGGGGACCAATGGAAATAATTGAAGTTACGGAGAAGGAAGTAAAGGAGAACCAAGATTTGTATCTGGATAGGGTCGAGCAAGGTGAGGTATTCTTGGTTGCTAGACCAGACGGATCCAAATATATGATGGTACCTCAAGACCCTGACTCTCTATCCGAACCTATCTGTGACATCTAGTTGACAGGTACTAAAAATTGAGTTAAACTATTATTATGGCTTACATCGTAAATCCTAGCGTTGCAGCACAACGCAGGATCATTAAGATCAGAAACGAGGTAGAAGCAGAAGGAGGTGAGTTTCGCCTCGAAGAGTTTCTACTAGATGAAGACAACCGCAAACGTTTTAAATACTGTTATTTACAGGAAACACTATGAGCTGCCAAGTATACAAAGACTCTGCTGAAGCTGCAAAGCAATCAGTAATCCACGCACTTAACGAGAATGAGGATCTAGGTACATTAAGTGACCTATACAATCATTACGTAGGACTGCGAGAGATTGCTGATAAGCATAGCCACGATGAGAAGATCGTTATCAGTACTAATAATGCTGGTGATATCTTTACCAATGCTCCATATGATTACGCTAATCTATCTCTAGGTACAGAAGACACTATTACCTTTGATGGTGTAGATTTTGCAGCAGCTGCTGCACAAGGTGAGTACCCTTGGAATGAGGGTCAAGATCATATCTCCTTCTCATTAGGAGATGCAACACAGAGTGGAGAAACAACACCTGTTCCAACACAAGAGAGTAGCGATAATGTCACTTTGGGATAATTACACCAAAGCATTGTTCAAGACCTTCCCTGACCTAGAGTTTAGGGAGTCTTGGGCAGACTGGAAAGAAAAGGATTGCAACCTAACTGCAAAGGTTTATACCAATGAACACATCCTCAAAGCTAGAGAGGTGGACATCTGGGATAAGCGATCAAGTATTTACAACAACATAATATATCCTAAGACAGGATCAAATGGATGGGCAGGTAATCTGCCCTGTTTTGGTATGGATCTAATGGGATTTAATGAGAAGAGAGTCATCATTGTATTTGACTTTCAACATCCTGTAGAAGGATATCTAATGTCTGTACCAGGACTACCTAAGTTTGAAGGTGAGTATAGATTCTTTGAGAAGGGTAATCATTTCTCTGAGAACATATACATTGCTAACTGTACTATGGATGAGGTAGATGAACATCTTCCTATGTTCCAGAAGTATCTTGATGAGTATAAGAAACTATTGGAATGGGAAACACCTGACGGTGAAGACACTACAGTCTACAAAGACTTCGATAGTTATATGACTAAACTAGATCCTGTTGCTGGATACCTTAAGGGTAAGTTCGGTGGAGATAAAGCACATAGTCTTGTTAATGATTTTCTTTTCTGTTATAAGTGATGTATCAGATCTTTAGTTACATTTCTGCGTTCTTTTCTGTGGTAGTTGTGAACTGTGTTCATCCAGTTAATTGGGAGAATTGTTCACAACCATTAGATGAATGGTTCTATCCAGAAATAGCACGTGGGATTGAGATCCTAAAAAATCCAGACACAATATACGAAAATGAAAGACTGGTTCTTAGGTAGGTGGAACAACTTACGTCAAGCACAGACTAATCCTACTAGGTGGGCACACGCTTGTGTGTCGGTCACAGAACAAGATGAATGGCTACATATTAAACAGTGGTATGACTATCAAGGTGAAGCATCTCCATACCGTGAACGGTACCACCTTCTAGAATATATCTCTGACACTGAGGTCATTGTTCTTAATTTTAGTCAGAAGAAAGAAAGGAATGAGCGTTGTGATATGCTGGTAAGATTTGATGGTGTTGCTTGGAATGGATCAGGAGGACTTAACTGTCGTATAAGGAATGCTAATGTAGAGAGTTTCTTTAGACTCACTGAGAATCACATTGAGGCTTACGACATAGGCCAGTCAGACACTGGAGAGTTGGTGTTTGGGGGTAGAGATCCGTACCTTTTTGATAGGGCTTGACATATATGTAAATTTAATGTAATATAAATAACATCATACAAAGGACTCGAAACAATCGTAACCCTGCGTAGATGCAAACAGTACCCTAGTCGGGGGTGCTATCATCCGCAGGTTATTTTTATGCCTTGCGAGATACTTTAAAAACTAATGTCTATTAAATCAACAATCGCAGCACTAGCTGCATCACCTTTCCTACTCGCTGGAGCCGCTTTTGCTGGTCCTTATGTGAACGTAGAAAGCAACCTTTCCTATCCTGATGGAGAATACTCTGCAGCTACTACAGACGTTCATATTGGGTACGAAGGAACTGTTGGAACCGAAGGTAAAATCGCTTACTATGTACAGGGTGGTCCTTCTTTAGTTCATTCAGAAACTGCTGACGATACTGAGACTGAAATCTCTGGTAAGATCGGTGCTTCTGCTCCTTTAACTGATGATCTTTCTGCTTATGCTGAGATCTCTGGTGCTACTGCTGGCGAAGACAGCGATGGCGACACAATCCGTAACTGGGGTGCTAAAGTTGGTGCTAAGTTCGTATTCTGATTATAAATAGAGACGAGATCACTTTTCGTGCGGTCTCTACAATCGGAACTTACAGGAGGGTGCTTGACACCCTCCTTTTTTATGCTATAATATTTTTGTTGAGTTGACGAACCCAACACGGGAGTGACTGAATCAAACTTGCTGGCATAAGGCTAGTTAAGGTGATGAGACACAGGTGGTGCTGCACCTT